CCGCAGGGGACGTGGTACTGGCACTAGTGTGGTGTTTTCGCCACATGTCCGTACATGTTGGAGGAGTACATGGTAAAGCAGGTTCGTGACATGTCACGTCAGTTATCCTACTCGACGCGACCTGTTACTTCCTACCCATGGACCGATTATACCATCAGCATCTCATCCTATGAGATTTCTGAGGGTCTATTTCGTTCCATGCCAATCAACACTTCGAGTGATGATGGTGGTCGTTGGACGCTAACGCGTCGCATCGACCAGGGCCAGCTTGGTACCGTTAACGGTGCCAAGTATAAGGGCAACTTTACCGTGAATGACACGAAGCCCACTTATGTGGCTTCGCCTCCCTCTCTTAGTCAGCCGTCGGATACGGAACTCAACGCAGCTGGCACTACTGCCATTGCGAGGAGTGCTCCGAATAATCCGGCGTTTGATATGACCGTGGCTATTGCCGAGGTCGTTAGAGAGGGCATTCCCTCAATGGTCGGCTTGAACTTATGGAAGGAGAGGACTCAACTGGCCCGCGGAGCGGGTAGTGAGTATCTCAACTTCCAGTTCGGGTGGAAACCATTGATGAGTGATATACAGTCCTTTGCAAGGGCTGTAAAAGACTCACATGCGATACTCGACTCCTACCGTAAAGGTAGTGACAAGAAGATTCGCGTGGGGTACTCCTTCCCAGACTATGATTGGACTGATGTATACCAAGGGGGAGGTTTCTTCCCCTGGCCATCAGCTTACAATCAGTCTGGAACCGGGACTCTGGTAAGAACCCAGAGGACTCAGCGGTGGTTTAGTGGAGCTTTTCGCTATCACATTCCCACTACTGACACTGTGCTAGGTAAGTTCAACAATTGGTTGAGCATGGCCGATCGCCTTTTAGGCGTAAAGGTCACTCCAGAAGATGTCTGGAACCTAGCACCCTGGTCATGGGCCGTCGATTGGTTTACCAATACTGGGGACGTTTTGAGAAACGTTTCCAACCTTGGTAAAGACGGCTTGGTGTTGCAATATGGTTACGTAATGGACCATAGACGTAACTCCAGGGAGTACTACTGTAACTTCCCTGGCGGCTTCACTTCTCGTATTGTTCTTGAGGAGTGGAAACGCCGACGTCAAGCAACACCGTACGGATTCGGTGTCGACTTTTCTAGCCTTTCAGCTAGGCAAGTCGCCATCATTGCGGCATTAGGTCTTTCCAGGACTTGATTCCGCGCCGGCTATTTTCTAGTCGGGATCTCACCACGTTGACGACGGATGGTCCGTTGTCATCAACTTGAAGGAGAGTTGCCCCATGGCTTTTGCCGACCCTCAGAGTGTTACGATCAACGCGGTTGCTCAGACTCTTCCCCGAATTTCTTCGGGACAGAATTCTGGCACCTTCCAGAAGGATGATGCTACGGTCAAGCTCACCGTTTCCCATAACTATGGGAAGGGTAGGGCTCGCCGCATGCTCCGCCTTGATCACGCGAAGATCGCGTCCGACCCGCTTATGGCGGGTGTGAACGTGAAGGCTTCTGGCGCTGTGTACATCGTCACCGATTTTCCGGAGACGGGGTACACTGTTGCCGAGGCCAAGCAGATCGTGGACGCCTTGACGGCGTACCTGACTGCATCTTCGGGAGCGCGTGCCACCCAGCTTCTGGGTGGAGAAAACTAACGTGAGTCGATGCCGCCTAAAGGGCGGCAGCGACGCGCCAGGTCTAACCAACCTGACACACGACTGTCACGCACACTCCTCTTGACAGCTCGGTTCATTGGTGGGTTCCTTTTGGGATTCACCGTGACCGTCACCTTCACTTTGAATCCTGGCACTGTGCCAGAAAGTGAGGTGAATCTGCTCGTCAAGGGTTGAGGGACTTGTGGGGCTACGGATTCGCGAACCTCTGCTAGGAGGCCACGATGAAAAGCCTTACGGCTCTCTGGAAAGAGGCGTCCGATGAACTGGGCGCCTGGTGTCACACTAGCACCACTCTCGACTATAAAAAGCTCGAGAGGCGTGTCGAACACGAGGGTGATAGTTTTCTGACTATCACTCTTCCCAAATTTGGCAAGGACTTCGAAGAAGCTCTTGACCAAGGGAAGGTGGATCCCTGCCACTTTGCCGGTTTCCGACGGAGTGGTGGTCTCCCCCTATTTCTAGGAGGTTTCCTGGAACGTGTGTTCGACCGTGGTACTGCTCTGTTGCTCACAGAGCCAGATGTGGATTCCATCTTCGCGATTCGTCAACTTACGTTGATGTTCAAGAAGATGCTTCTCCCTTGTAGTGATGCAAGGGTTGAAGCCGCCATATCAGGCTATGTTGAGTGTGAGCAGGAGGTAAAGCAATGGGACATTCGTAATGCTTCGGAAGATTTTTCTGATTTCCGTCGCATGTCCCTACTCCTCTTTGGTAGTCTGTTCCAATCTGTCGACCGCAAGGTCGCTGATGGACAGCTTACCCCGAGGCACGGCCCTGGGTCCACCGCTGATCGCCTTCTGGGTAACCAGAAGTACAATCAAGTCGAATGGACCACCCGTTTGGAGAGCGTCTTTCCATTCTTGGAGAACGCCCTTCCCTCGCCCAGTTACTGGGAACGGATGGGTCGCGTTACCTTCCTCGAACCCGATGCGGAACGTCCCGTGAGGGTCGTAACCGTACCTAAAACGCTGGAAACCCCAAGGATCATTGCGATCGAGCCAACCTGCATGCAGTTCATGCAGCAGGCCATACTCGAAGCAATCGTCCAGGAAGCCGAAGATGGGAGCCGAGCCTTCGTGGGCAATACAGCCCTCGATAAAGGCAAGAATCTCAGTTACGGCTTCGTCGGATTCCGCGACCAGGACCCAAATAGGGAAATGGCTCGCGAAGGGAGTAGTAATCAGACTCTCGCGACACTCGACATGAGTGAAGCATCCGACAGGGTATCCAATCAGCATGTAGAGCTCCTCGTTGGCTGGTGGCCTCATCTTTTTGAGGCTCTTCAGGTGACGCGGAGCACGAAGGCTGATGTACCTGGGCATGGAGTTCTTCCGTTGTCCAAGTTCGCGTCGATGGGTTCAGCTGTCTGTTTCCCTATAGAAGCCATGGTGTTTTGCACCCTGGTTTTCTTGGGGATTCAAGATCAGCTCAACAGGCGGTTGACCGTGAAGGATGTGTTATCCCTTCGCGGCCAGGTGCGCGTCTACGGGGACGATATCATTGTCCCAGTAGATTGTGTCAATTCCGTGATCGCTCGCCTTGAGTCTTTCGGACTCAAGGTGAATATGCGCAAGTCCTTCTGGAACGGGAAGTTCCGGGAGTCTTGTGGGGGCGACTACTACGATGGGCAGGATGTTACTCCTGTCCGTGTTCGCAGGCAGTTGCCTTCTTCACGGAAGCAAGCTGACAGGGTGATATCCCTTGTTGAGCTCCGCAACCAGTTTTACGAGGCTGGTATGTGGAAGACAGCAGGGTGGCTAGACAAGCGAGTAAGAGGTGTCCTTGGACACTTCCCTATCGTTGAGCCAACATCACCGGCGTTAGGTCGTCGTTCAGTTAGCTTCGGTTACGAAGCTCAACGAACGTGCAACCGTCTGCACAGGCCTCTTGTCAAAGCCTGGGCAGTACGTTCCAAGTCACCAGCTTCACCGCTGGATGACGTTGGAGCGCTAACGAAGTGGTTCCTGAAGAGAGGTGACGAACCTTTCTTCGATGTGGACCACCTGCAGCGTGCAGGACGTCCCCGATTCGTCGACATCAAAATCGGGTGGATGACTCCTTTCTAGGAAGGGGTTGGGTAGCTGGACCCGGGTGCCCGTAAGGGAACCTGGGCCTAGCGCCTGCGGCC